GATGACCATACGTCTTCTTTTCTTGGTACGCCGTTGGTTGATTTTGTGACCGCTACGCTTTTGGATGCTGTACCGCTAGTAGGGAATGATGAAAACAATTCAAAGTCTTTGGCTGATTCCCCGCCTATAGTAATTGTATACTGATTAGCACCTGTTCTAGCTACCGTCACGCCTGTTTCACCAACTACCGGCATATCTTGTATATTCTTTTCTATATTAGCCGCTGTAGCGCTTCTCTCGTCTGCTGACGTATCGCCAGCAAAGGTAATGTTTTTACTCAATACACCCTCAATATCAATTTGAAACGTATCGCCAGCAACAAAGGCTGTGAATGTCATCACTTGAACATCGCTAGTGGGTGTCGGGCTACTTGAGTCATCATAGTCAAATTGGGGTACGTTGAGGAATGGGACCGCATCTAAAGCCCAATCTATATCCGTTTGTAAGTTGATAATTCGTTGTGGTGCGATATCCTCATGGAATAACAGCATGACTGACTCTGATTGAGTATCTCTAATGTTGGCTATTTGTAAAGAAGTGTAAGGCGTTTTAATATCAGCTACGTGTGAGTTATTTACTGTTTCAAATATCCTGCAATTGCCATCTGTGAAAGCTAGCAAGTAATGTCGATCACTTTCTACGCTAAAATCTTTTAGCTTAATATCTGATAAGGTGCTAGTAACTTCCTGTAAGTTAAATTCTGAAATAGTTACTTTTGATGTAGTTAAATCTGTAGCGCCTATTCTAGCTAGCCGCCAATAACGCTTGGTTCGTCCTACATACTGCCTGAAATCTTGAGAAGCCACACCTAACAAAGGTACGCCGTCTGTCGCAGAGAAATAACTAACGTCATCATCAGACCATTGAACTTCAAATTCGTTGCTTGTTCCAGCGCTTAAAAAAATACCCCTTAGATCCACGAACTCAATATAGGTTTCCGCGCCTAAGTCAACCTTAGCAACGACATAGGGGTTAAGAGTGGAGATGTTTGTGGTAGTTGTTGTAGAGGTTGAATCGCTACCATCGTTTATATTTGCAGCCGTCCCGCCGTTTGGCATAGTAGGCAGCACAGTATTTCTTGATAATGTATTAATACCTTTACTAATGCTTTCGGTGCCTGGACGCCTTTTAAGTCCGCCTTGAGGCAATAAGACAACATTTTTACCAGTTTCTAACCCTTTATAGTATTGCTCTAGATCAGTGCGACCTTTCAATAAAGGTGATAACACCCCACTAGAAAAAGAGGATTGAATAAAACGAGTCTTAGCCATTAGGCCCTCACATCAATAAAAGGTCTATCAACTATAGCTGTCTGTGGGTGCTGCATCGAATCTGTATAACGAGCCATTCGAGAGGCATTAGAATATTCTTGAGCCATTCTATCTGCTGATGTTGAGCTATCTCTTATGGATGGTGCAAACTTTCTAGCCAATGCGTACTCAATCATTTCTGCAAAATAATCAGGCCATTCGGTTTCTGATACATCAGCAATATAATCGCAGTACAACGCTTGAGATAGATTGGTGTAAACCTTATCGCCGTAGATTTGATAGCCTACGCGAGGGTTTAATTTGATTAATGCAACTAAATCGGTAGGGAGTTGATAAGCGTGAGCCCAATCATTATCTATCGGTACGTCTACCAGTAAAGACAATTGAGCTTTCCGCCTAGCAAAACCCCAGCGATGTTTAGATAATTCACTCTGAACAGTTTTATCATAAAGAGCGGCCGCAACCTGCTGAGCGCGGCTATTCCCCGTTAGAGTGTTAATAGGTGTGTCGCCAATAAGCACCAAAGCGCTACTGATTAAATCAATCTTTGATGCCATTGGTATAACCCTTTTTAGTCTGTATCAGCCGCTGCTAATACCGTTCCGTCAGCAATATCTACAACACCAGCCGCATTACTTAGCACTTGGTTGAGCGTGTGAACTGCTGTACCGCCAGTTGAAGATACGATATAAATCAAATCTCCAAGCCCTAGCGTTGCCGACAAGTCATTAAAATAACCTGCCGTGTTGATTGTTGCGATTGTGTCTGCTGATGTGTAAGCATGGATACCAGGCGCTGTACCAGTGGTATCCCCGTGTTTGAAATCAGTTAATACTAAAGCCATTTTATATCTCCTATTATACGAAAGCGATTCGAGCTAAGCCTTCTGGATCAATAACAGTAGAGCCAGCTTTAAGCGTACCATTACACAACCAACTGGTTCGCTCTGCGATCCAATCGATTCCCATTGATTTCTCTAGATTTGCCGCCGCTAATCCAACCGCATTCGGTGCCCATGCATAAGCAATAAGACCTGAACCACCAAGACCACCTTCTAAGCGCCTAGCACCAACCTTGATAAAGTTGAATCCCATAAACGTACTTAGAGACCCGCCAACCAAAGCTTTAATAGTGTTAAAGTCAGAAGATGTAGTTTCAGTGTTAGCCAGCAAACTTTCCATACCAGAACCAGAAACAACGATATTAACATTATCATCAACTTCTAAATCATCATAGTATCGGCGTAGAGCGCGAAGCTTGTCATTTGTGAAGCCAGTACCGCCGGCTACAATATCAAACGCTGCCCCATCTGTTGCAGTGGTGTTATATGAAGACTCAGCCACTACCGTATCGATAATAATTTGATCTTCTGTTCTGCCCATTGCTTTACCAATTGTTTCGGCTAGCTTGTTCTTCTCATCGAAGTTTACAGTGGCTTGATCGAAAATATCAGTGTATTCGGGATGCTCCCAATCTGCGAGGGTTGCGCTAGGCAAGCCGTGCGTAATATCCATAGGCACCACGAGAGAGCTTGAGCCGGTGCGTTTATGCCCTTGACCTTTACCCATTAAACGAAATTTGTAGGTGTCGCCCACAACATTGCCACGGTACTCAACCGTACTACGTAGCTTTGAGCTGCCTTGATAGGCTGGCTTGACCATTGAGTCGAACTCGGTCTTAGCTACTGAACTTAAAAACTTACTCATTTTGAATACCTCAAAAGTGAATTACTTTATTTCTTTGAGGGTTTTTTATTGGGTGTCCCGTCTAAATGGGGTCAAATAAAAACCTTAACATTTAAACGGGCCTTAGAAAGGGTGTCCGAATTACTTATATTTTACCACAAAACTAGCCAACTACAAGCTTATGCTCTTTGTCGCCTCCAAACTCCTTCATCATGCGTTCAACTTTGGCATTATGTGCTTGGTCTGTTGAGCGTAAAAGCCGCCCGTTCTCGTCCTTTTTAAACATTTCTTTCTCTACGTCTGCCCATACTAGCCCTTGAGGGTGTTCACCGCCATCAATAGGAAGCTTGACAGGCTGAAAGCTTTTAACTAATGCTTCAGCTAGTAAGACACCATTAGCATCTGTTACCAGATCAGCGACATCACCGTACTTATCGCCCAGCTTAAATTTTAAAGCGTTATCTAATTGATTGATGCGCTCTTGAGCATTATCTCCAAGCTTAGCCATTTCAGCCTCTTTGGATATTTCCTCATTAACGCCTGATTGAGCAGATAGCAATTCCCAGGCTTTAGCCATGCCGTCCTGACTCATATTTGATTCCGTAGCAAATTCTTGCAATTGCTTGTATAGCTCGTCACCCTCCTCAACGCCTTCGGGCAGCGTGTAGCCGTCTTTAGGTGTGCCGGTGAATGACCCGAATTTCTTTTGAAGCTCGCTATAGCCTTTGGCTTGGTCTGCTACTGATTTGTACTTGTCGCCCATATACCATTCAGGGGCATCGCCTTGACCTTTAACGCCGTCTGATAAGAAGTATTCGTCTGATAAGAAGTATTCTCCCTCACCTAATTCTACTGGCTGGTTGCCGCTAAGCAGTGATGCGGGTTCGTTTGGTGTTTCTGCTGGTGCTTCGTTCTCGTTCTCCACTGGTGTATCTCCTAAAATGAATTGATTGATAAGTCATCGAAGTGCTTATTATTTTTATACAATTCGAAAACTCTGTACTGGTGTTTATATACTGCTTTATCGGCTTTCATCGCTGTAGCTTTTTTGATTAAACTCTCACGATCAAACCCAACTCTTTTGAGGTAGTCTTGACCTAGATCAATAGTTACCTCGAATTCTGTTGACAATCCTAGCTCTTTCATTAGCTTTTCAGGCTTCTTGTTATGATAACTCTTAATGCCTTTTTCTTTCGCTAATGCTCTTAACTTGTCAATCTCCACTATAAACTCTCCGCTCTAGTCATTTGGTTGATGATATATTTAATAACTCCCCCTTCGCCATTCTTATACGCGGCCTCATAGTTAATATTGGGTGATGCTATCGGCGTGTCGTTATTGATTAAACATTTATCACTGAGGTGCTGTAATACCTTCTGACCATCATCGGTTTTGAATAGCCTTGCAAAAGCTTGAGATAGGCTTGCTGCCTCTGCTTTTTGTTGGGCTTTGGCGTGTTCTGCATTTTGCTTGCTCTCTTCTGATGTAAGGTTGTTTATTTCGTCAAAGTTCATTAAGCTACCTGTTGTGGTGGTTCTTCTTGAACGCCTTGCTCAGCTAATTCAGCCGCTCTAGTAATCATCTCTTCCTTCTCAGTCTCATTTCTTAATAATTCTTGAGGCATACCTGTCTTCTCAGCGCTCCAATTGCCAATATCTTCTATCTTAAACGCTAATTGAACAGCCTCATCACCACCTACCGCTCTAGTGAATTCAACCGCTTGCTGTACTGAGCCTAAATCCTCTGCATCCTGCGCCCTTGCTAGTGGAGATGTGAACTTAATATTAACCTCTCGACCGCCAATCCTAATAGGCTGTAGTATGCCTCTACGCTTAAGTATGAAGTGAACACGTTTAAGGATAGGTATTAATGCTTCCGTTTGTAATCGCCCAAAAGCAGAGCCTACACGCTTTTGTAATTCTCTTACTTCAATAGAATACTGTGTTGCACTGATTACAGAGTCATCTGGCTCTCTTAGGTCGTTAAACAAAGCTCGTCTAATAGTGGCTTGCATATCCTCTACAATGAACGTAGATAGATTTAAATCGCTAGAAGTGTCTAACCTTGCTAAGGATGGATTCTGTGAGTTGTTTGATCCAACAGGTATAACAACACCAGGCGCTATAACAATACTGTAAGGGTTAGTAATGCCGTCATCTGTAGCCGTCCACATACCGCTCAAATCAATAGCGCCCTTAGTGAGCATGAACTCTTTAACTTTGTTTAAGCTCTTTACATCTGGCAGAACATCCAAGCAAGGACCACGACCTCGAACCTCGCCTGATGTCTTAGCGTATCGAGCGGTAACCATCGGTGATGATTCCTCGTATGTTTCTACGAATGATGCTCTATCCTCCTCATGGACCCAGACTACTAGGTGATAAGCCTGTTCAGTTGGTGAGAATACAACACCTTGACGGATATCAACGTCCTCATCCGGCGAGTCAGCAATTATCTTTGCTAGCTGTGGCGATGCTTGGAACCCCGGCCATTGTCTTTCAACATTTCTAGCCTTAACTTTAAGCTTCCACCAGTGGGTTTCAACATTCCCATTTGGACCTTCTTCAAACGCCATACCAATTTGTGGCACTGACTTGAATGTGATGGGCATCTCGTCTGAATC